CTTTGTGAGTAGATGCTATACATGTTGCGGTGTTACTGTATTGTGCAACGGAAAACGTGAAAAATAGTTTACAAATGTAATACTAGTGTAACAGGATAATAAAATAGTAAATGTAAAAACATATGTACATAATTGTAAAAACGATGGGGCGGTGGGTAAACTAGGATGCGTTTTAGTATGGCGGGGCCGGGTAGTAGGGGGAGGGGGCTACGCTATACCCCAATATTTACAATATAAAAAATATGACATTAGCTAATTAAGTATTATGAGTAACAGGCTAGTGTCACACTTTTACAAATCCACGTTATCGTGTGACTATATAGATATGAGAATACTACTACTATTACTTTTAACGATACAGATTAATGCGCAAAGCCTATGTGATTCGTTGTATTACAGCGTGCAAACAAGTCAAGTACTCACTGTTGTGGGTTTTAACACCGCTTCAGACAGTGTTACTTTTATGTGGGGAGTTTGCGATAATACCGTTTGTTACTCTGCAAGTGGTGACACTGCTGCATTTCCATTGGTAAACCCATTAGACACAGTAAAAGTTTGTTATGACATATCACCGCAGTGGACATGTAATACTTGTGGTTATGTAGTGTTTAACGGTTATACTTGGCAACTGCTTAATATTATTGTACATGTTAATGAGTTACAACCAGCGCGATTGAATAGTAAAATATACGACTTATTAGGTAGAGAGTTAAAGCATATACCTAGCAGCGGTATATATATTAAAAACGGCATACTATATAAATAGTGTAAATTACTCACTTACTATGTAATAATATAGATTATGGCAAAACAAAAACTTACACCTACAGCAATGCGTATGAAAGCGGCTAGAGACAAAAAGGCAGCTATGACGCCGATTAGGCGTAAGAAAAAAGCAGAAAACCAACGTAAAAGACGTGCTGCTATTAAAGCCGGTAAAGATATTAGTGGTAAAGACTACGACCACAAAGATAAAAAATTTAAAAGTGTAAAAGCTAACCGCGGAAACGACGGTAACGGCACTAAAAAAGAATAGGGAAAGACCCTATACCATAAGTATTAACCAAAAAAACCAAAAAATGACTTACTTATACTACAAGACTAGTACATATACTAGCAATACAAAACCGAATGAGAAAACTATTAACCAGTGGCAGCATCTAGCAGACAAAAGTAACTGGAGAATCACACAATTACCTAACGGTTTTTATCAAACTGAGGTAAATGACCCAGAAAACGATAAAAATTGGCACGATGTTACACGTAGAGAGACCATAGAAGGCGCTGAAGCCGCAATTGATGGCAGCGTTGATCATTTCTCAAAAAAATTAGAGGCTACAAAAGGCCCTAAAGTTGTAAAAACATTCGAATAGTGAACACATTGAAGAAAGTTGGGTTTATAGCTTTAGGTTGGTTGGGTATAATCGTAACAATATACTTATATTACCTAGCTATAGCCTCACTTTTTTTATTATTTTAATTAAATTTAATCAAATATGGAATACAATCAGCCTAGCGAGATTGTCAAAGACGTAAGTTTTGGCGATCAAGCTAACAAAAAGGTAGTTGCTGGCGTTGAAAAGCTAGCAAAAGCAGTAAAATCAACCTTAGGTGCGTCTGGTAAGTGTGTTATTTACGAAGATGCGCGAGGTTTACCGGTGATTACAAAAGACGGAGTAACTGTAGCAGAATCAGTTGTCTTGTTTGACCCGGTTGAAAATATGGGTGCTACCCTTATTAAAGAAGCTGCTAGAAATACAGTGAGAGAAGCAGGTGACGGTACTACTACAGCCACCGTACTTGCTGAATCTCTGTTGAAAGAAGTTGGTAAATGTAAAGCCAACACAAGAGAAATTAAAAACGGTATTAAATCCGGTTTAAAAAAGGTAAACGATTACCTAGATAAGATTTCTGTCAAGATCGAAGGCGACATGCTGGAATCTGTTAGTTCAATAAGTTGCAATAATGATGCAGAACTAGGAAAGATTATAGCAGAAGCTTATACTAAAGTAGGTAAAGATGGTGTGGTGTTAATGGAAGAGTCTCCAACTGAAGAGACATATGTTGAAGTCGTAGATGGTGTACAAATAGACTCAGGACTCACATCGCCACATTTCATTACTGATAAAGATAAACAGGTTTGTGAACTTGATAATCCGTTAGTATTAATCGTATCTTCAGAAATACCTAACATAAGAAAAATACAAACCGTATTAGAGTATGTTATTAAAAATAAACGCGCATTACTTATAGTAGCACCGGTTGACCAACAAGTAAAAGCTGCGCTTCTTATGAATAAGGTAAAAGGTAATATAAAAGTTAACATCGTTGATTTACCTGGCTTTGGCCCTACTAAAGATGATACAGTTGCAGATCTTGCTTTTTTAGTTGGTGCTAAAGTTATTAATGAACAACTTGGTGATGATCTTGATTTAATCGATGTTGATTGTTTAGGTGAAGCTTATACTGCTATAACAGATGATAAAAATACCGTGTTAACTATAGATACTCCAGAAGATGAGATGCAAGAGAGAATCGAGAGTATCAACAAAACTATAGATAAATGGGAGAAAAACCCGTTTATACAAAAGAAACACAGACAAAGACTAGCAATGCTATCAGGAAGTGTTGGTATGATAAAAGTTGGCGCTGACTCTAAAGTAGAGTTAAAAGAAAAGAAAGATAGAGTAGAAGATGCTATTTACGCTACTAAAGCTGCTTTGAAAGAAGGTATTGTATCTGGTGGTGGTGTAGCACTATTAAACGCCGCTCAAAAAATTTCGACCGACTGCGTCGGTGAAGCGATACTACTTAAAGCTATTACCGCTCCTTTTCATACTATACTAGCAAATGCCGGTTTAAAACAAACGGAACAACGACCTACTAAAGGTCTAGGTGTAGACGTTGTAACAGGTGAAACGGTTAATATGATCGAGTCTGGTATCATAGACCCAGTACTTGTTACTAAGTCCGCACTTAAAAATGCGGTTTCTGTTGTGACTACTATAGTATCTGCTGATTGTGTAATTTCAAACATGAGAACAAATGAAAGCGATCAATAGATATATAGTAGTAGATAAAATAAAAACAGAACCTAAAAAGGTTGCTGGCCTTATAATGACAGAAGAAACTGATCAAGATAACAGGTATTTAAAAGCAAAAATAATATCGTGTGGTAATTTAGTTGAAGGATTAAAAGATGGAGACACGATATATTACGATAAACATGCTGGACACGACATATCATGGCGAGATACTCTTTATAGAGTTATTCGTGATGGTGACGTAGTTCTAGTAGATTAACCAAAACCAAAAACAAAAAACCTTAAACAAAAAAAACGAAAACAAATTATTAATTAACAAAAACTAAAAATTATGAAAGATACATATCTTTACTTTAGAGCGGTAGCTGATGAAGATAATGATGATGGGGATGGGGCTTCAAGCTCGGTAAACCCAACATCAATAGCTATACCAACTAGAAATATTACAGGTATAGCCCCAGCGTCAGACACTACTGTAGCTATTAAATTCTTAAGTGTTAGAAATCAAGGTCCTCGTGGAGGTCAAGCAGGAGCTAGTGGTGATGAAATTATCCAAGATACTATAACACTAGGGGTTAACACTCACCGTCACCAAGGCGTTATAGATACTATTATTAGAGCGATGAACAATGTTCATAGCGATGGTTTCATAGACGTGTGTGACGACGTTACAACTCTTTTTGGGGATTCAACAATATCAGCGGTTAGATTACATGGTGATATAACTGGAATAGCGGACACTGGTATCAGTGTAGCAGCTGCAATGTAACCGAATTATAAATTTTAAAAACTAAAAAAAATGGAAAAATATCTTTATTTTAGAGCGGTTGCTGATCAAGATGCTGACGATGGTGTTGCTGATTCAGTTTACATTCCAGCAAAAGCTGTAACCGGTCTAGTGCCAACAAGCACAACAGTACTAACTATCTTCTTTGAAAGTTTTAACAATGAAGCTGGTAATGGTACAGATGACGAAAATGTTATTTCAGATAGTGTACCTTTAACTTGTACGCAAGGAAAAGTTAAGGAGGTAATGAGAACTATCGTAGCTGCTATAAACTCAAATCATCTATATTCAGATGGTGTTATTGTTGTAGCGGATGATGTTGTTACAACTCACGAAACTTCTGCAGCAGGAGCTGATGAAACAGTAGTGGGTAAATACGTTAGTCCACATATTACTGCATGCGGTGCTATTACGGCTGCAGCAGCATTATCATAGTAAATGCGATTAACCGCGCAAGATCTGCGTGAAATGAATATCCTTAAGTATTACAGGCTCACTAGGAAGTGGGTCTGTAAAACTTACGGATTAAAAGATGCAGATTTAGAATTATTAATTTATTTAGATTGTAAAGGAAGATTTACACGAAACGATTTTATCAACGGAGTTTATACATACTCGTGGGATAAAGCAAGATGGGAGAGATTAAGAGATGAAGGTTGGATAGATGTATGGAGACATCGTAACAGAACAACAATAATGTACTCGGTATTTAAAACCTCGTGGAAATGCTCTCAGATGATTAGTAGAATATATCGTATTCTACTAGGTGAGGAAGACTTACCCACTTCAGAACGAAGTGTATTTTATAAAAATAAATCATATACAGATAAAGTTTACAATAAAGCTATAGACGATATGATAAAAGATAAAGATAGATAATGGGATTTAAACTAGGTACAAATAGAGGTTTAGAAGCTATAGGTGGCGAAATCAAAACAAAAATGCGTTTTGGCAAGCAAACTGGCGGTGATGCCTCTGTACCTGGAACGCCTGTTATAAGAGTACCACTGGAAGAAGGTGTAATGGGTGAAGCTAATATGGATGGTACTATATATATCAATGAAAACATAACACCAGGTAGCGCAGAAGAAAGACAAGTTGTAAATCATGAGATGCGACATGCTACAGACATGCGTATAGGTAAATTGGAATATGGAGATTACCATGTAAAATATAATGGCGAAACTTTTCCAAGGGAAACAATAAACGGAAAAGACATGATAAAAGTAGAAGGTGAGTGGAGAGAAGCTGGTGATCATGATTTTCCATGGGAAGAAGATGCTAATAACGGAAACGATAACGGAACAGTATAATATGTGGAGCTTATTTAAAGATAAAAACGAAATTAACGAAAAGAATATAGTAGGGTTTGCGTCCTTTGTAGTAATGGTATTATTTGCTATAGCAGATCTAGTAACTAGTTTTATATTTGTAGATGGAGAACTAGTAATAAACGAAGTAATATATAATTCATTTGTTTGGGTAACACTAGGATGCTTTGGTATCAGTTCGTTTGAAAAAGTAAAAAATAAATAGTATGTTAGGTAAATTATTTTCTGGTGGAGCAGCAGACCTTGTAAAAGGCGTAGGTGGTGTTATAGATAATTTACACACATCAAAAGAAGAGAAGTTAGAGGCAGAGAGAAAAATAAAAGAGCTAATTGCTAACTACGAGGTTGAAATGGAGAAAAACATTACAGCTCGCTGGGAAGTAGATTTAAAATCAGACTCATGGCTAAGTAAAAACGTTAGACCATTAGTATTAATATTTTTAATAGTATGCACCATGCTATTAATATTTATAGACGCAGGTGCATTAAAGTTCAATGTAAAAGATTCTTATATAGATCTTTTGCAATTAGTATTAATAACCGTGATCGGTGCTTATTTTGGCGGTAGATCACTAGAAAAAGTAAAAAAATAAAATTATGGGATTAAATTCAACGGAAGTAGCTTTTGGTTTCGGACAAATGGGTAGCGCGTATTTAGCTGATACTAATGCTTACACTCCACCAACTGGAAAAGTTATAGTATCTATTCAAATATTAGATGACGCAACTAAGTTTGCTTTGTTAACTCCAGATACATCAGGGTATTTAGATGGAACAACAGGAGCAGCTAAGAAAGGCGCAACAGCTTATATAGGTACAACTACACCAGTTGCTCAAAACGGGGCTAACGCAGACGCTATCAATACAGCTACAACATTTAAAGCTGGTATAAATATTGTTGGTAGATTTACAGCTGTAACACTAGGAGCTGGTAGTGTAATCATGTATTTAGCAGACGTTAGGTAATGCCAGGTCTAGGATTAGGAATATCTGCTGTTTCGGCAGACACTATTGGTGGAGGTTTTTCTCCAGCACTTATAGACGATCTATTTTTTGAATTAGATGGCAATAGTCATTTACAACCAAGAAGTTCTTTTGTTGATAATCATGACACTTGGGATTTAGACGGTAACAGTCACGTTATGCCGGCTGCAACACCGGGTGAAGAAGGATTTTTTGACATAGATGGAGATGGTAACATTATACCAAAAGCATAAACAAATAAAAAATAAAAAAATATGGCATTAGGCGATACAAAAAGTATAGTCCCTAGAGCGGATCAGCAAGGGACATTAGGAACAGCGGCAAAAAGTTGGGGGCAGCTTTTTATAAATAACCCGGCAAGTCAAAGTGCCCCTGCAGTAACAATAGATAATGCTACTGTAAATCAAATAGGTTTAGATTTAAACGGTAGTAATACAACATCAGCTTTATTAAACTTAAGAAGTGTAAGTTTGACAACAGGTAGTTTAGCAACGTTTGTTGGGCAAGCAACGCCAGCAGATGGCGCTAGCAATAATTTAATAGATTTTACCGGTACTTTTGCAGGCACTGGTACTAGTACATTTAAAGGAGTTCATTTAGATATTAACAAAGGTGCGGTTACTGCCTCTGGTAAAACAGCAAATTTGTACGGTATGCATATCGATCTAGATGATGCTGTAACAAACGTTGGTACAGTTAATGCGTATGGTCTTTTAGTAGACACTACCTTTGCAAACACTGGTGGCACAATAAATAATTATGGTATATATTCAGTAGCAGCAGGAGGTGATAATAACTATGATTTAGCTTTAGGAACCGGTACCGTTAATATGGTTAGTCAGACTGATTTTACGCTTAGTGGAATGGGTCCAAATAAAGGCGCGGTTTTAACAAGACGTAAATTTGATGTACCTGGTACTACTGATGGTACTCACGATGGAGATGTTGTATATTTTGGCCCTACAGAAGAACTGGCCACAGGATCTATAGTATATTATAATGGTAGTGTTTGGGCAGCTACCGATGCGGACGCTGCTTCAACCGCAAGTGGATTAATAGGTGTTGCGCTAGGACCGAATGTAGCTGAAACCGGTATATTGTTAAGAGGTATGGTTACTTTAAACCATGACCCAGGTACTATTGGTGATATACTATATTTATCAACTACAGCTGGACAAGCCTCGTCTACAGCGCCTAGTGGTACTGGTGATATAGTTAGAGTTATCGGTTATTGCTTAGATTCTAGTAACGGGCAAATATGGTTCAATCCAGACAATACATTTGTAGAAATTTCATAATAAAAATAACGAATGGGATTAATAACTAAAATAAACGGTTTAGCGTACGCTAATATAGCTAAGTATAGTGGTGTAACCAAAGTTAACACTAAAAAAGTTAGTGATACAGGTAATTTTCATAACAAAAATGCTGTAGCAAAATCTATAACGGCACCAGGTGATCAAACGCACGGTATATTTTTAGCTGATTCTAATGGAGATTTTAGATTTGATCAAGATGATGCTGTTAGTATTTCTTTTTGGATTAGAGCTGGTTGGGATGTTAATGACAACAGCACTATTGTTTTGTTTCACATGGAAGATCTTGACGCAACCGATTATCGAGATGATGAATTTTTACTTTACTATTACGAACCTCATGCTAGAATTTACGCCCGTTTTGCTTCTTCTTCTGGTAATCAACACCGTAATTTTTGGCACTCTCAAAATCTAGATCCATCTGGACTTAGAGACTATAGAGTTATGATGAACGCTTCTGGACTTGGAGACGGTGGTAATTGGAACTCTGCAAATAGAGGTACAGTAAATGGTGATGGTTATCATTTAATGACTTTAACAAAAGGAACTTCTAATAATGGTCAATATTCAAACATGAAATTATATTGGAACGCTACTGATTGTGGATATGGTTTTTATGGTCATAATACTACCGGTGCTTCTGGTACAGTTAGTATGGGTACTTCTACAGACAAAGCAATATCTTTAGGATCTAGAGTTTTTGATGGTGATGCTGTTGGTAATAATACCGAAACAAAATATATGAATCTTACCATTTGGAATAAAGAGCTTAGCGCTAGTGAAGTAAACGAATTATATAACAGTGGAGCACCGCTACACGTTGGCACACACTCGGCGTATGCAAACTGTGTTGGTTGGTGGCCATTTCAAGATGATGGAACTGGTCAAATTGCAGGAACAGAAGCATTTGCAATTAGTGGAGATTCAAATATAGAAGCGAAATAATATGAATTACTATATAATAACAACAGAAGTATTTAACACAATAGACAAAGCTAATGTAAGCTTTAGACTTTTTAATTTAGCAGGAACAAACGTATTGGTTTCAACAACTGATACTATTGGTAGTTCGTTACAGCAATTTGCAGATTCTGCAGCCGCCTGTGTTTATATTGATAGCGTGAAAGCAGACTGGGCAGATGGCGGAACAGTAGAGCAATGGGAGATAGACACCATAGAATATTTCTCAGAACTAGAAAATTAAACAATTAAATTAACTTAAATTAAATAAAATGGCAAAAACAAAAGAAAAAATAGTAGACTTAAAGGCTAAACCTGAAAAAATTACTGATGAACAATTAGAAAAAGTTCAACAAGTAGTAAACGGTATTAATAGAGCAAACTTAGAGATTGGTTCAATAGAAGTTAAAAAACACGAGATGATGCATGGTATCGCGGGTTTAAGAGATCAACTTAAAGTTTTACAAGATGAGTTTCAAAAAGAATATGGCACGTTTGATATAGACATACAAGATGGAACTATAAATTATACAAAAGAAAATGGCGAAGCTGATAAGAAAAATTAGTATAGGTAAAGACTATAAAAACGACGCAATGCATTACGCTGTTGGTCAAGAAGTTTACGGTGGACATACGATTTGCGATATATTAGAAGAAGAAGATAAATATTCTATTTATATTAAAAAGAAAAAAGATGTACTGCCTTGGAAAGACTTTAACAAAAATATGGCAGTGTCTGTAGAATATAACTTAGAATACTAATGAAAAGTGTTTACAACTTTGTTGTAACACCAAAAGGAGAAAGATATAACAATAAAAAAAAAGTTGGCGATTCAGAGCTAATAGTTAATACAGAGATTTATAATCATCAATATGTAAATAGAGAAGCCACGGTTATATCAACTCCTATAGTTGGTGATACAGACATACAACCAGGAGATACAGTTATAGTACATCACAATGTGTTTCGTAGATGGCACGATGTTAAAGGTGTAGAGCGTAATAGCAAAAGTTATTTCAATGAATCTACTTATTTTATAAATAAAGATCAAATATTTTTATACAAAAGAAACCAAGAGTGGTTAGCGCCAAAAGGTTATTGTTTTATAAAACCTTTAAAAGCAGTAGATCAATTTAATATTGAATCTGAAAAGCCCTTACAAGGTGTTGTAAAATATTCTGATGGCACTGTAAAAGTTAACGACCTGGTTGGTGTTAGGCCAAACAGTAAATATGAGTTTATAGTTGATGGCGAAAGACTATATAGAGTTTTATCTAATTTTATTACAATTAAATATGAGTATCAAGGAGACGAAGAAGAGTATAATCCAAGCTGGGCGAAAAGCAGTTGATGAATTAATCAAGGTGGCAGAAGAAAAGATTATTACTAATACCGAAGATGATGTGTCAGCTGATAGATTAAAAAATGCTGCGGCTACTAAAAAACTAGCTATATTTGACGCATTTGAAATACTTAACAGAATACAAGAAGAAGAAAACTTGCTTGAGGGAAAAACACCTGAAGAGACAAAGAAAAA